TGTGCGGTTGGTGAATTATATTCGTTTTGTTGATTCCAGGCTTCCTGGGATCTGCGCCATTGATATTCTGCTAGTTGTTTATTAGCTATATTGGTGCGCTCTGTGTTTACTATGTTGCCGGCGGTGCCTAGTAGGCTTGTGGCGGCTCCTGCGATTGCTGCTCCTACCATTGGTTTGGGTTGGTTTAGATAATTGTTAATATTAGATGCGGTTCCTGGTGCAATTCCGTAGTACATTTTATTACATTTTAATCGGTAAGTTTAATTAGTTTCTAAGCTTTTCAGTCAATTAGCACCTATTAATGAACAATGCATAGGTGCAATCGGCTTTATGGCCTCGTCTTCGTTGTGTTTAAAATGTTGATACTTAGTATTTTAAGGCATCCCTTGCCTTTAAGGTTCCATATTGTCATATGCGAAGATACTGTATTTTATTTGACTTATCCTAATATATTTACTTTTATTCGTCGTTCCGACTCAAATAAAACCAATAAAAAAGGCTTGGAAAAAATTTCCAAACCTCTTTTTTGAGGAGTTACTCCTCCTGGACCGTCTCGCCCTTGGGCGCTATGCTTCCCGGGGGCGCTCCGGTTGCCGGAGGGTTGACCTCCTCGTTTTTCGGTTTGATTTTTTCCTCTTTAAGCCTTGCCTTTTTTTGGTTTAACTTGTCGTAGGTACGCTCGAGAGCGTTATGGATGTCGGATAAGTCTAGATCCGGATTGTCGAAGATGTCCTCGTGATCCGGGTTGTCCAGGTCGGGTTCGCCTGGGAAGTATGAAACGTTTCGGCCTTGGGTTATAGGTAGGCCGGAAAGATGTCTTTCTATTATTTCTTTCACGCTTAAGGCGTCGCCTGGTATTGTTGCGGAGGGCTTTTTGAAAACCTCTCCTACTTGCTTTTTGTGATTGTATTGGTAAGCTGATACTATCAGTCTTTTTATTTTTCCCATAAGTTTTAACTTGTCTTTTACCTTCGGCCTCATCCGCTGCGCTACTAAGGCACGAGCGGTGAGGGAGAAGATTTATGTTTAATTGATTAGATGATTTTAGAGTGATGCTACAACCTAGGAGTACCAAATTTAGGCATAGGCCGCACACTCTTAACATTATTGTATACTTGAACATATAGTTTATTGGTTCCGTCTTGAACAGGAAAGATCCGTTCGGTTGGATCTGCCTGGATGAATTCTTCATTTAAGACCGGTTGATTGTCGAAGATCCTGCCCATATGCCAGAAGTTTAAAGAATTCTTCATATCTGAAGATACTTCTGATTGTCTGTATTTGTACTCTGCGTACCTGGATTGGTATCCGAATGTTTCCTCGACGTTTTCTGTTGTGGAGTCTGCGCCGATATAGGCTTCTGAAGATAGTACTTCCTGTTCTCCCAGGTTTGCGAATTCTGGCCAGAAATAGTCGAATTTGTCGAATCGGTTCCAGAGTTTGGGCATTGCTTGCTGATAATTTGTCATGGGTAAAACGGACATTATTCCGAATACATATCCATGCTCTCGGAATTTGTATTTAAATCCGTTTACTCCTCCGGAGATACCGTGTCCGGCCATGTTACCCTGGGGTGAAGGAGGTAGGTTTGTATGTGGTTCTCCTCCGTCTACAATTGTTGCGCTCGTCTGGA